GGGGCTTCTAAGGCGCATACCAAAAAGGACAAAATCCATGAGGACTGAAAACAGGGACTGCGAGGTCCCTGGAAAAAGACACCACAGAAAAACACAAACAGAATCTGGAGAGCCAGCCTAGAAAAAAGGCCTGGATGGCTGACCAAAGCAGAGGACGATACTTTAACTGACGAGCTATGTGCATTACAGCACACAAGTCCACCCGGAGGGCGAGGTTCTCACACCTGTCGGCAATTTCACTTATACTTACTTCAGAGAGATCACAGAACAATCAAAAAGGGGAACAAACACACAGAAACGCAATAGCCAGAGACCCATACACCGTAAAAACTGCAACTCAGGGCGCCGGATTAGGGACGAAGTTTGCGAGATTTAAACAGAAACGGTGGGGCTTAGCAATGAGCCAGGAACACCCACCTACTTGAAGGTGAACATACCCTTACGGCCCAATTGAAGTTGGAGAGCAGGAACAGGATCGGAGCTTTTCTGCTCCTCTTCCTCCACATGAATGGGAGAAAGGAGTGACTCGAGACGAGCCATACGATCCAAAAGAGCGGCATGATCAGCTTTCAATGCATCGAGCTGCACAGCATCAGCGTCCGTTTTCGTGGAAGAGAAGCCGACAAGCGTGGCTGGAATGCGACTAACAAACAGATCGCGACCACACGAATCAGCACCAACACCGCCAGCAAAAGTAACTGAGCCAGCGGACCCAGATGTGACCTCAAAAACGAATCCAAACATCGCCTGAACTGCACCACTACCTGCCACGAAAGACGCAGCATTGTTGAGAGTTGGGCTACACCAATATTGAACACCCGTACACCCAATAGTCGAGGAAAGCGTGACGGCAGTTTGTGATGACTGAGAATGGCTTTGCCACATCATCAGATATCGGCCAGTAGTGCCAGCAGGAAAGGTCAGAGTGTTGCCAGAGACAGTCCAATTCAAGAACTGAACATCATTGCCAGACAAAGCAATCAGGCCGGTGAAAGTTTGAGGAGGGGCCACTGCAATGCCGTGCCAGTGACCCATGACACCATCCTCAGGAAAGTCAAGAACTGGTTTGTAGAGACGACATTTATAGCGCACATGTAACTCACCAATCTTCGAGGTGTTCGCACAGCCGACAGTGGTGAAAAACACAGTCGCCGCGTCATACGTCTTGATGTCCGAGCCATTGGGAACAGGACCACCACGGACGAACTTCGCATCACTGCGCAAATGCATCGTAGCACAGTCGAGACGAAGACTCACAACTGACGTTGACGGAAGGCATGGCACAGTGTGCGGATCGGCATCCTCGACCTGACGAAGGGAGACAGGAGCAGGGTCAGCTGCATCGTATGTAGCAGACAAGACAACAGTACCTTGTTGACCATTTGCAGCAAAACCCGACACAGTACTGGTGAAGTAAACCTCACACTCCTTGAACTCGTACATTTCGTAGTTTGAAGCGAGACGAGAGCCCCAAGGGAAGCCAAGAGGAAGACCTGGTTGAATCGGAATCGGTGTCGTAACGAAACCAACACTGCCGTTGACATCGACAATGTACTCATCTTCCTCTATCCATTGACCAAGACGGTTAGTGCTAGTTGTGGATGTCCTTCCAGCATAGGGTATTGGCCCAGAGCCAGAATAACCACGAGCAGCATTGCCACGAGGTCCAAGCGGATTCGACTTGCCCGCACGATTGCGTTTGCGCTTACCTTTTGGGTTGCGCACGAGAGGAGCCGCACGTCTTTGGGAGGGCTGCTTATGAGCAGCACCACCACCAGAGCTACGAGCCTTCCGACGACGAATGCGAGCTGCACGCTGAGCAGCAGTGCGAGCCATGAAGAATTGAGAGAGGAGGTTGAAAGCGAAAAGAGTTGAGTAGATTGTTGAGAGGGAGAACGAAGAGAAATATTTTGACCTCTTGCAAGCAGCTTTTTCACAAGCCGCTGGTTCGAACGGGTCAATCATCGCTTGACATTCTCGGACCTCACTACCACAATCAACTCCAGTATAGAGCTTCCAGAGAGACACGTCAGGGAGATAATTCTTCCATGCACAGACAGTTTCCGGAGTCGGATGCAGCGAGTCTTTGTCGCGCACATAATCGATCAGAGACTGAAACCACACACGGCAATCATCACATGCAAACGTTTCATTACGAAGCCCACAAGCACGAATGATCGTCATCTCCAAAGTTTGGTCTTTGTTATCAACCAGCATATTTGATCTCATGCGCTCGCAATCGATGTGAGGTAGGTACATCTCATGTCCGAGACCAGGTGGTTTGCATTCCTTGAACGAATGCCCCAGAAAAGAGCAATCCTTGAAATCACGGTAATCCTCAGAGCCAAAAGTGTAGACCATGCCAATTTTCGACGCCTGTTCTCGAACCTTTTGAGGGGTGATGTGAGCACGGATCGCAGCAGCCACAGCGATGTTGATATCATCACCGCAGATCACAAGCTTGATGCATTCTTTCCAACACTCATAGGTGTGA